CTCCACCATAGTTGCCGTTAGCTGCAACCGGAACAATTGCGTCTGCACCCATAGCAGCAATAAACTCCGGAGGAGCAAAAATAACAGCGCCAGAACCATAAGCCCTAACAGTTGAAATCAGCTTCATCATCTCTTGTCCGTCGAAATCATTTCCAACTGTAACATTAGCTCTATTATTTGCAGGAACACCCTGTTGACTTACAGCCTTACGTAAAGCTCTTTGAACCTCTTGATATACTGCATCAGTTTGAGCTTCTGTCAGTATATTAACAAGTTCAGCCATATCTTCTGCGCCATCAAGCATTCTTTCAAAATCAATTGTACAAGCTCCACCAATAGCATGAGCGCTTACTTCGAAAGTACTGTTATCAAGTCTAAAACTCTCATAAACTCCAGAAAGACCAACTTGAGTAAGGAACTTCTTAGCTCTATTCTTTCCTAATCTTGTTCTAAACAGAGCCTTCTGTCCTTGACCAACCTGTCTAACTTCAGCAAAAATACCTACGGCATCAATAACTTTATTGGGTACTACTTCATCAGCAGCCTCAATTATAATTTCGTAAATATCATATCTATTTTTCATAAACTGGTTAACAGAACCAGCCAGCTCTCTTAACCCCTCAACTAAAGCGTCATTAACATTCTCCATTGTATAATTAGCCGGAGCACTATTCTTAGCCGCGTGAAGGGCTAATTCTTTCATTTCTTTAATAGTCATAATTTATTACCCCCTATTACGCAGTTAATACCTGAAATTTAAATGCAAATTGTCCATCGGGCATTGTTGTTTTTTCTACAGCTTTTAATACCGGGCCTTTCTCTGGAGCAGTTTTTGTTAAGAGAATGGCACCCTGTCCACTAATACCGCCAAACACATCAGTAGTGGTAAGATCCACTTTTTCAACCGCATCGTCATCAGCAAAATCAGCATCATATCCAAAGCAATTAGTTGTAAACAGTTCACCAGGTGAAAGGAAACCAAGTCTAGGGTAGAATGTACCTCTTTCAAGAGAGAAATCCTTCAGCGCATTAGCTCTTTCATCATACATATGTTCCGTTGTATAATTAATGGCAACAGGCATAGTTTCAACATTGTCTTCTGTAGCAAACTTAATAGTTCTATTCACCCTATCAACCGCAAGAAGCATACCGTTTTCAGCCGGTACGTCAGCAAAATCAGTTGCATCTAAAGCACACTGAGCTTCAACCCTGCCGTCTCTACGGAAGGCTACTTGATTTAATTCCAATTGACCAAAACCGTCAATTACAAATCTTTTAAAGGCCATAATAAATCCTCCATTTATTTCTTCTTATTTTTCTGTCTCTCTAAAATAGCTTCAATTCCAGTTAAAACAGGCTCATCCTTCGGAATGAAACCATTATCATTATCGGAAAAAATAGCTGACTTAGATTGAACAAGAACGAAAGCAAGTTCCTTATCTAACTGTTCTTTAGTAAACGAATCGATTCTATCTCTAAAATCTTTAAGTTGCTCTTCTTCAAGAAGAGTTACATACTTATCAATAACTGACTCTTTTTCTTTTAGCTCTGCGGCAAGTTTAAACTCATTTAAACTATCTTTTTCAGAGGTAAGAGTTTCGATTGTTTCTAAAGCAGTTGTATAATTACCATTTACTTCTTCTAATTCATTCTCAAGTTTTTCTTTATCCTGTTGTAAAGTAGCAATTGTAGAATTGTTCTCTTCAATTTTGGAGTTAAAATTTTCTACTTCAGTTTGAAGACCAGTTACTACTTCATCAAGTTTCTCATAAGTATTGTTATTCATAGCATGAAGAACATCAAGCGCGTGTTTTTCTTCTTCATTTACGTCTACAATATAACAGGTTTCTAATCTATCAATACTAAGAGAATCTGTTTCATCATTTTTAGTATAATACGCTCTTTCATATTCACCAGATTCAAATTTAAAAACTACTGCATATTCGTCATATACGTCACAAAGTGCGTAATCCATAATATACTCGTTTTCTTCATTGAATCTTGGATTAAGTAAAGTCCAAAGCATATTATATTTCTGATTATCAGAAAGTTTAAAGTTCATATGTTTTTCTCCTCCCAAGTTTTGCTTTTGAAATGTTTCTGCACTTTCTAAATTATTCATCAAAGCCTTTACAGAATCTACCAGTGTATAAAATGATGCTCCCTCAAAACAAGGCTCATAATCTTCTCCAAGGGCCTGAAGTCCAAGGAAACGCCCTGCTGTAAAAACAAAATATTTTTTCCCTTCGATGAATTGCCATTCTCCTTCAATAGAATCAACATACAACTCCATTGATTGAGATTTTCCAATTATATCAAAAGCTTCTTGTTTGTAAAGTCCAGTAAAAAGATATATGTCAGTACATGCATAAGTTCTTTCTACTCCATCTGTATCAAGATGCTTCTCCCAAGAAAAATTTGGATTTTCTGGAACGATACCATAAATACGCCCTTCGTATCTTTCTCTTCCATGGTCTGTAAAGTCATCTTTCATGGTATCATATATTCCCTTAACAGGAACATAAGGCAAGGTTGTTACTAATTTCTCAGCAAATTCTTCTGTAATATAAGTACCATTACGATTTGCACCAGTATAAAAAATTCGACATCTTGCTTTTGATAAGACTTCATTATAATCAGTAATATTGCCATAAATAGAAAGAGAAAAAGTTGTTATTTTATCCTTTTCTATATCCATTATTTAGAACCCCCACGATCTAACGACTCCTCATTAGCAACTGTTTTAGCACTTTTATCTTGCGTATCTTTTTCAGGACGTCCTACGTTTCCTGTTTCTGTAAAAGCGGTACTTAAAGGTAGAAGTTTTTCTTTCAAATTTAAAACATCATTCTCTAAATCTTTTATACTATTTAATTCACGCTGAGAAATATCCATAGCCAACGCTGGTAATAAAAAACTATAACCAGAATTGGCTAGTTTTAAACTTGTTTCTACATAATCTTTTTGATTATAATATGATATAGGTAAAATCTTATATGTAAAAGTTATATTTGTATTACCATATCGCTCATTTATAATCGAGGTTATAAAACTCTCAAGTTTGCGCGCCAATACCATCATCAACGCCATATCGTTAGTAATAGAAGTACTTAATGAAAGGTTAGAATCTGTGCCAAATAATTGACTACTAGAACCAGACTCAGCATAAATATTAGACAAAGCCTTATCTACAGAATTAAGAGCATTGTCATTAGAAGTTTTAGAAACAATCGCGTCTACATCGGTATATGTCGTTAACACACTTAAATTCTCATTCTTTTTAAGCATATCAACTGCGCCACGATGCATTTCTAAGGCTTCCTCGGGTTCGAAAAGTAATCCACCATCTTGCAGATGAGGTATTCTCTGAACGAGAATTTTTCTAATTTCTTCTAAGTCACGTTCCTTATTAATATCTTTTGCATCTTCGTATTCTAATTCCGCAGTAATAATATTTAAAAATATTGGCCTATCTTCAAGTAAAGACATACAAATTCCTATACTAGGAGAAACATAACACCACGGATCATTAATTTTTCTATTTTTATAACGTCTATACCAGTTAACCACTTCTTTTGGATATGTTGCTAAAGCTTTTTTTCGATATTCTCCATCGGTTATGGTGTCAAAATAAGTAACATTAAATTCAATTATATCATTACCCTCTTTATCCTTAAAGCGTGAACGACAATAAAAAACAGGCAAGTCTAAAATAGAAATTGATTTATCTGTTACTTCTTGAATCACCCCATAATAGCAACCATCGCGTAAAACTTTGATTGCTATATGAGTAAACAATTTAGGTAGTTTTGCATTATCTATAAAAGTAACTGCATTATTATACTTTTTTACAATATACTGTTCGGAGAGATTTTTACCAAAACTTGGATTAGGAATTAGTAAACCAGTATATTTTAATAAAGTAGCATAGTGCAATAACAATCTTTGATAAAAACCACCCCTTCTAAAATAGTTACGAGAAAGAATAATTTGAGCCTCGGTAGAACCGGAATCAATAATTTTTTCTATTTCTTCTAAGGTATATTCCCTAACTCTTTCATATTTATTTCTTCCCCAACGTGTCAAATTATAGGATGATTCATTTTTAGCAACCATATTTGAAATTGCTCTTGTAAAAGTTGCTAACATATTTTTTTGTTCATCCATTATCTTCCTCCTGAGAAGAATACTAATTGTCGACTACCTCTGCGCCGGCGGTGGCTTGTCTTATAGTAGTCTTCTTCAAGTTCCTTAATTCTCCACAATCCATAAGAAAAGCTAGAATACTTATCTTTAGGAAATCTCGAATTAATTCGTTCAAGAACTATATCCAAGCTTGTTCCAGTTCGTTTTAGTCGAAGATTAGCCATTTCTTCAAATAACTTTGTTGTCATCTCATGTGGCATCAAACGTACCACACGTTGTTCTACGGTCATTTTTTGACCCTTTTTTGTAGCAAGTAAAGCACTTTTAGCTTCTTGCTCCTTTATTAAGAAGCGAACTAAGCCGCTTGTTAATCGTGAATAACAATTTCCATGAATCTTTGAATTAAGTGATGTGTTAGCTTTAATACCATAAAGAATTTTTGGTGCATCTTTAGGCTGAATCAATTTATAATTATCATCATTAATAAAACCATAAGCAGGAAGCAGATTCCCCATTTCATCATAATGAGGTTTAATCATTTCATCTGCCAAACCA